TTACAAGAATTCTTGGTTTATCAGGTTATGATGCGGGTCCTTCATGGACAATTACAACAAAAGCAAATGTTGATCCAACAACTGTTGATTTCTATTGTCAAAGTGCAACAACATTTAGTTGTGTGACAACTTGTATAGATTATTTAACAATACCATTCACCGCTAACTTTACAGGTTGTACTAATAGTACTGATAGTATTACATTTACTGATCCGACAAATGAACTTCCTGCTGAGTTATTAAACAAATTATATTTACCTTACGAAAAATTTGATGGTAGTGTTTCGACAATTTATGCAAACATGACACAACAAATTTTTGATGTAATGAATGATCCATTCAGTGAGAGTGAATCTGTTTATTATTACGGTCCAATTTCAGGTGCTGACTATACAAATTTAGTTACGGCTGGATTTACCGCGGCAACAAATGTATTTGGTGTTGAGGATGTAAATAAAGATTTATGTGATTTAACTTCACCATTAAATGATCCTTGGTATTACGCAACTTTTGATAATTTGGGTAACGCACAATACACAGGTTTTTCAATGTTTAATGTTATTGACATTACATTAATACCTACAACAACAACGACTACAATAGCTCCAACAACTACAACAACCACAACTAACCCTTGTGTTACTCCAACCCCATTAATAACTACAACAACAACTACGGCTAAACCAGTGTTCTGTTATACAGGTTCAGTAACAGGTGTTCTATATGTTTGGGAAGGTATGGCGTTTACTGATTATGATGATTTAGTAATTGCAACATTCCGTTCAAGAGGTTTGGCGACATATAATTCTGATGATGGTGCGGTTTATGAAGTATCAGGGTTAACTGATGTAAGTATGACTTGTACTGGATCATACTCAGGTGTGACTAAAAATCCTTTTTCAACATTTGGATTAAATGTAACAAATAAAGATGGACAAACTTTCTTCTTTGAAACATCATTCACAAATTCCGATTCAAAATATTTAACAAAGGTTTTTGGAACAACTAATTTCTCAAAACCTAAAAATACTGTGCCGTTATTTGTTGAGGAAATATTCCAATCTCTATTAACTTATGGTTATAGAAAAGGATATATTAGAGGTTTAAATTGTTCATTAACATCATTACCAAATGCAAGGCAACAGACTGATCCAACATCAATTGCTTGGTATTTGGAAAGATATCAATCACCTGAATCACCATGGGTGGTATCTGAATTAAGAGGTAATAAAGTGTTCAACTTATTCAAGTTTGTAACAATTGCAGACGGTAATGATGCTAATTATGAGGTTAAATTATCTATAGGTAATATATCATTCAATAATGGAACATTTGATGTATTTGTTAGAGATTATTTTGATAATGATTCTAATCCTGTTGTTCTTGAAAAATTCACTAACTGTTCAATGAACCCACAAGAAAATAACTTCATAGCTAAGAAAATTGGAACTATGGATGGTGAGTATCAATTGAACTCGAAATATTTGATGTTAGTAATGAATGAAGATGCCCCAATAGATGCGTTACCTTGTGGTTTCGAAGGATACCAATTTAGAGAATATGCTGGAGTTAGACCTCCATTCCCAATATATAAAACTAAATATGATTTCCCTGGTGAAGTTGTATATAACCCACCTTTTGGATTATCTTCAGGATCTGATGACATCATTAGAAGTGCTGGTGATAATGTTAAGAGAACTTATCTTGGTATATCTGATACAATCGGATATGACTTAGATTTCTTCGCTTATAAAGGTAAACAACTTCCATTATCAGTATGTACCGACACAAGTGGTGACAACTGGTTGTACAAAACAAGAGGATTCCACATGGATGTAAACGCTAGTGGTATTACAATAGGGAATAGTTTTGCAACAAGTGGAACACCAGCGTTCTATGTAGGTTCCGCTCCATTTACATCAGACCCAACAAATGAATCAAGTCCATATTATAGATTGTTCTCACGCAAGTTTACTTTATTATGTTCAGGTGGTTTTGATGGATGGGACATTTATAGAGAGAGTAGAACTAATGAAGATAAGTTTATTTTAGGTAGAACTGGATATTTAAAAGGTTCTTGTCCTTCATTTAGATATCCAACAGCATCAGGTTGGGGAGCATTTAAAACAATTACCGTTGGTAATAATAGTGTTGACTATGCAAATACTGACTATTACGCATACTTGTTAGGACAACAAACATTTGCTAACCCTGAAGCGGTTAATATTAATGTGTTTGTTACTCCCGGTATTGATTATGTGAATCACTCAAATCTTGTTGAATCTGCGATTGAAATGGTTGAATTTGATAGAGCGGACTCAATATACATTTGTACTACACCTGACTATAAAATGTTTGTACCAACTACTGGAGATCAGTTAGATTTAATTTACCCTCAAGAAGCAGTTGATAATTTAGAAACTTCGGGTATTGATTCTAACTATACCGCAACTTACTATCCTTGGGTATTAACAAGAGATACAGTTAATAATACACAAATTTACATTCCACCAACTGCGGAAGTATGTAAAAACTTAGCATTAACTGATAACATAGCATTCCCTTGGTTCGCAGCCGCTGGTTACACTCGTGGTATTGTAAACGCAATCAAAGCGAGAAAGAAATTGACTCAAGAAGATAGAGACACTCTTTATAAAGGAAGAATCAACCCAATTGCAACGTTCTCAGATGTGGGGACAGTAATTTGGGGTAACAAAACTCTTCAAGTAAGAGAATCTGCTTTAGATAGAATCAATGTAAGAAGATTGTTACTACAAGCACGTAAGTTGATTTCTGCGGTATCAGTAAGACTGTTATTTGAACAAAACGATGATAAGGTTAGACAAGACTTCTTAAACGCTGTTAACCCTATCTTAGACGCAATAAGAAGGGATAGAGGTTTATACGATTTCCGTGTAACAGTTTCTTCAGACCCGGCTGACTTAGATAGAAATCAATTAACTGGTAGTATCTATATTAAACCTACAAAGGCTTTAGAATTTATAGATATTACATTCTACATCACTCCAACAGGAGCTTCGTTTGAGAATATTTAATAAAAACTTTGATATTTATGGGGGAGATTAATTCTCCCCCTTTTTTATAATCAATATATTTATAAACATGAGAAATACTATTATCAAAATATTAAGAGAATTTGAGGAAAGAGAAATTCCTATGAAATATTATGCTTTCGATTGGGATGACAATCTTATGTATATGCCGACTAAAATTTATTTAAAGTCTGAAGATGGTAATGAAGTTGGTATGGGTACTGAAGATTTTGCAACATACCGAACAAAAATTGGTAAAGAACCTTTTGAATATGAAGGTGAGATGATTGAAAATTTTGCTGATGAACCATTTAGAGATTTTAGAGTAGGTGGAGATAAGAAATTTTTAAGAGATGTAATGACAGCGGAATTAGCCGAAGATGCTGCTTGGCCGGATTTAGTGGAGGCTATTAATAATGGTTCAATATTTGCAATAATTACTGCGAGAGGACACAGACCAACAACATTAATGTTAGGTATTAAAAAATTAATAGAATCAAATAGAGATGGTATTGATTCGGATATGTTATACGATTCTTTAGTAAAGATGAGGGAAAACGCTGGAGAAACTCCTGAAGATAAAGAAACTGAAATTATGAAATATCTACAATTATGTAGATTCTACCCTGTAACCTATGGAGAGGGTTCTGCCCAAAACCCTGAAGAAGCTAAAATTATCGCAATGAATAAATTTATAAATTATGTTAAAGCTCAAGCAGAAAAACTTAATATAAGACTAGCTAAAAAATTGGAAAATAAAGTTAGGAATAAATTTGTTCCAATAATTGGGTTTTCTGATGACGATATTAGAAACGTGAAAGCTATGAGTAAGGGAGTTAAGGACATTAAAATCTTTTCAACTCATGGAGGTAAGAAAAAAGAATATAGACCGGAAGAAGATGAATTAAAACTAGAATCTAGAATAAAAAAATTATTATATAAATTTATAATATAAATTATATTATAACCAGTTCTAGATATAGAATAAAATATTTTCAATGAAAGTAAATAGAAAAAATAAACAACATACTATTTATAGTAAAATAAAAGATAAAAATTAAAACTTATATACAATGGCTGATTTATTAATGAAAATGCCGATTCCTTATGAACCAAAAAGAGCGAATCGATTTATTTTAAGATTTCCATCTTCATTAGGAATAAACGAATGGTATGTTGAAAGTACAAGTAGACCTACAATTACTATTAAAGATATTGAGATACCATTCTTAAATACATCAACATATGTTGCTGGACGTTTTACATGGGGTACAATTAGTGTTACATTTAGAGATCCTATTGGGCCTTCAGCTTCTCAAGCCCTTATGGAATGGGTTCGTTTATGTGCGGAATCAGTTACAGGTAGGATGGGTTATGCTGCTGGTTATAAAAAAGATGTTGACTTGGAAATGTTAGATCCAACTGGTGTTGTTGTTGAGAGATGGAAAATGGAAGGTTGTTTCTTAACTACAGTTAATTTCCAATCTTTATCTTATAGTGATGATAAAGTAATGACAATTCAAGCAACATTAAGACCTGACCGTTGTATTTTGGTTTACTAATTTTTCATTCAAAATATTATCAATCCCCTATTACTTTTAAGTGATTAGGGGATTTTTTAATTACTTTTATATTTTACATATTATTATTTAAAATAAAAAGTATGGATCAAAATTTATTTAATGCAGCCACGGAGAATTTTAATTTACCACATGATGTGATTCAATTACCATCTGGAGGTATTTTCTATAAAAACAAAAAGAAATCAGTTAAGGTTGGTTATTTAACTGCAACTGATGAAAATATTTTAGCTGGAGCAGTACAAAACTCCAATCAAAATATAATTTTAACTCTTCTTAGAAATAAGATATACGAACATGATTTAAGACCTGAAGATTTATTAGAGGGTGATGTTGAAGCTATTTTGATATTTTTAAGAAATACATCATTTGGACCTGAATATAATGTTACAGTTAACGATAAAACTACAGGTAAAAATTTTGAAACAACAATATTATTGGATGAGTTAAATATAAAAAGAACTCAAGTTACACCCGATGAAAATGGAATGTTAACAACAATATTACCACGTTCAGGTAATACTGTAAAAGTTAAACCATTAACTTATTCCGAAATTCTTGAATTAGATAATATGGTTGAACAATACCCTATTGGAAGAATAGCACCATCAGTGACTTGGAGATTAAATAAAATAGTTCAAGAAGTTGATGGGATAACCGATAGAGAAAAAATATCATCATTTATTGATTCATTACCAATAATGGATTCGAAACATATTAGAAATTTTGTAAAGGAAAATCAACCATCATTAAATTTAGAAAAAACAGTAATAGCCCCGTCAGGAGAAAAGGTATCTATCAAGATTGCCTTTGGGGTGGAGTTTTTTCGCCCTTTCTTCTAGTTATCGACAATCACTACTTGATGAATATTTTTATCTTGGAAAATTTATCGGCACGTCATATTCTGATTATCTAATCATGCCAACGTATGTTAGAAAATATCTAATAAATAAAATCATTGAATTCAATAAACCCCCTGACAATAAATAATTGTTGGGGGTATTTATTTTATAAAATAAAGATATAAATGAGTAAAAAAAGATTCTTAAATGAGGTTAAAGATGTTATCAGTGAAGTAACATCAGGAACTAAACAAATTAATGATTTTCAAGAAGCTATTGGTAATATGGAAACCTCAGCTATTGAGGTTGCAAAACAATTTGGACAAGGTAGAGAAAATATATTAAATATAAAAGCTGCGTTAAATGATGCCGCTGATAGTTTAAGAAGTGTTGGTTTAGGTGTTGAGGAATCCTTAGAAACCGCACGAAAAATACAAATGGAATTTTCGGGGGCAATTGGTAGAAACGCCCTTTTAGCTTCAGAATCATTTGGAGAGATTGAAGCCATGACTAAGGTTGCTGGAACTAGTGTTACGACAATTACTAATTCATTTGCTGATGCTGGTATGTCAATATTACAGGCGGGAGAAGAAATGTCAAAAGTTATTAGTTCCTCAAGAGAAATCGGTGTTAATACAAAACAAGTATCTGATATGGTATTATCTAATTTATCTAAAACAAGTCAATTTAATTTTCAAGGTGGTGTTGAAGGTATGGCTAAGATGGCTGCGCAAGCGGTAAATCTTAGAATTGATATGAAAAGTACTTTAGACATCGCAGATAAATTATTTGACCCTGAAAAGGCGATTGATATGGCTGCGGCAATGCAAAGATTGGGGGTTGCTCAAAGTGATTTATTAGACCCACTCAGATTGATGGATTTAGCCCAAAACGATCCTGCAGAATTACAAAATCAAATCGCTGAAATGAGTAAGGAATTTGTTAGATTAAATGAAAAGGGACAGTTTGAAATAATGCCAGGTGCTAAACGACAACTCAAAGAAATTGAAACTCAATTAGGTTTAGGTAGAGGTGAATTATCTAAAATGGCGTTAGCGGGAGCTGAATTGGAGGATAAGTTAAGTAAAATAAAATTACCTGAAGATACTTTCAACGAAGATCAAAGAAAATTTATTGCTAACATGGCTACTATGGGACCTGGTGGTGAATATACTTTGAAAGTTGATGGTAAGGATATGGGGTTAGATAAAGCCCTTAATTTATTTACTCAAGACAAGAATAAGTTAAATGAGTTCATGGAAGCACAAAAACCAAAAACCATGGAAGAACTAGCAAAAGAACAAATCAATATTTTTGAAAGAATGGATAGGAACTTAGAAAGTTTAAGTAAAATAGGTTTTAGAACTGGTATGGCAGTTGGATCAACAAAAACAACTGAGGATGTGGTAACCGGATTTGAAAGCATTACAAGTGAAGTTCCTGATATTTTTGAATCAGGAAAATTAAGTTCAAAATCCTTAAGAGAATCAAGTCAAGAAGGATTGGGTGATGTAACAAGTAAACTTAAAGAAGGTGATGTTCAAGGTGCTATAACAAGTATCTTTACCAATACTTCAGGATTTTTTAAAGAGACGTTAGATGGACTTATAAAAAACGGTAAAGAATCTGTAAATGATATATTAAATTCAAAAAATGATGCTGTTGAATCTATTGTTGGATTAACAGAAAAAGTATCTGGATATAAACTTAGAAGTAACGAATCAGAAACTAGTAAAACAACTAAAGAAGCTTCAGTCAAACCTATGACGGTTAATGAGGAATTAAAAACAACTAAACCTGAAACAACAACTAAAGAATCAACAACAACAACAAATGAAGTTAAGTTTACACAACCTCTCAAATTAGATATATCAGTATCTGGTGTTTCAGGATTATCAGAACAAGAACTTAAATCTATTATTGAAAAATCAAATTTAGATGAATTACTTTATGATGCGGTTAAAAGAGCTGAAGCAACTAAAGTTGGTACAACAAAACCTTAATAAAATAAAAAAATATCTATTTATTATAAAAAAGTATGTCAGATAGTCCATTATCATTTATATCTACAGCTAGTTTCAGAAACAGTTTAATGTCTCGTAATTTAGCTCCTTATACATTACAAGGAGTTTATTCACCCCCTGTTTCTAGTATAAACTATCCTACCGTTTTAGGTGATTTAAATGTAATTGATTCCCCTAATAATTTAATCGGAGATAGTCCTTATCCTGATTTATTATATCCATTGAACGAATATGGTCCTGAAGGTGGATATACAAGAACAGTTATTAATAACAAATACCCTATTAAACCAAATAGAGGTGAATATGACCCTAATGATACTGAACTTGATTTGGTTAATGAATTTTTTATTGATGCTGCGTATATTGAAAACAGGTATGGACCTATTGGTGGATATAACAGTATGGTTATTATTGATTCATTAGAAAATAAAAATAAGTTATATACACCATATTGGGATCCACCTACATTTATACCATCATCATATTCACCGTATAATATATTATTTTCTAATGATCCGACAGGTAATAGTGGATTATTATCACAAGATTCATTTATTGCTAAGTTAGGTGCTAAAACATTAAAGAATTTATTACAAGATAGAATTAATGTTGAAAACGTTCAAATTAATGCAAGTTCAGGTAATTTGGATATTTTCAGTAATCCTTTGGACGCAACTTTACTTGTTTCAGGAAGGATAGACACGACTAATAGAAATTATAAAATTACAATACCTGAGCAAGGACTTGGGACTTCTCAATCTTTATCATCAAGATTGTCGGAAAACTATTATCCCGCCTCACCAATACCTGGTGATTATTTTCTTAACACCCCATTTAATGCGGGTACTAGTGCTCAAATTACGAGTGGTGTTAATGTTTTAAATCAACTTACAGGAGGTGCTTTAGGTGGTATTTTAAATGTTATTAGAAACCCATCTCAAATATTTTTAGCAAATACGGGTAATGGACAAAGATCAATTCTGTTCGCTAATTTAGCATATAATAGGTATCAACCGGGTTATGAAAGAAATACAGGTACTGATGGAGCAATTGGACAATTTGCAGCAAATGCCCTTGGTGTTGGAACTGGTGGATATTATATTGGGAGTAAAAACGCTGACCCCGCGTTCATTACCTCACCACCAAATCAAATACCTGTTGACTCTTTTGGTAGACAAATTCAGACACCTGTTTATGGTCCTTCCGAACTTGGTATTTTATTTGAAGGTAATGAAGATAAAATAAAATTTGGTTTAGCGGGAAAATCATTATCTGATGGTGGATCAATTGATGGTGAATTTGTTTGGACATCACCAAAATATAAAGCAAACGCAGGTTACAAAGCAACACCAGGTGGAGGTGTTGGTTCATTAGATAGTGAATTTAATCAGATAAGTTCACAATACACTAGTAATGAATCAACAAATATAACATTTAAACCGTCATCAATCTTAGACTCAACACAAAGATTAGTTAATGCGGCTGACAATGTACAAGGTATAACAAAATTAAAACATGTTGGTAATGCTATTAATCAAGTTAGTAAAGTTTTCAACGATGGATATAAAGAACTTACTAAGGGTTCTAAGGTTTTGTCATATAAAGATAACACAACAGGTGGAGAAGCGGGTATTGAATACTGTAGGGTATTTACAAAAGATACTCCATATTTTACATATAATGATTTACAAAAAACTGATGGTATTACGACTTCAGGTAGAAGATTTGTTAATTCAGTTTTAGATAATACATATAATTTGAACATTGCACCACTTAGAAATC